TGAACACAGAAACGGCGGGAAACCTTGATTTTTCAGGGCTTCCCGCCTTTTTTGTTACTAATTTGTTATTAGTTCAATGTTCAATTTGAGTTCTTCTATATTTTTGTGGGTGTAAACCCGTTCCCCTGTCCCCTTCGATTTATGCCCCATAATTCGATCAATACACACCTTGTTTGCCCCAGCAGAATCAAGGCGGCTTCTGAATGTGTGGCGGCACTCATGCGGGGTGTGCTGCATTTTCAGCTTCCCCATGATTTCAACCCATAATGCCCGGTATTGGGTTTGATTCAGCTTCTTCCCGTTGTACTCAAACAAATAGCCGCTTTTGGATTGTTCAACCCTCTTTTGAACTATGTGTTGAATTTTTGAATGAATGGGAACTATCCTGTTCTTTCCCGCCGCTGTTTTCGTTCCCCCGGTTATGGTTTGGGCTTCGAGATCAACCGCTTCCGTTTTCAGGGCAATCATTTCTGAAATCCTGAACCCCGTATAAAGGAAGAACAGAACGGAATCAACCCATTCCAATTTTTCATTTTCCCAAAGCCGGGAAACTTTTTCATCCGTGAAAATTTCCTTGCTTGTTTCAGGTATTGGATCAGAGGTAAGCAGATCAGAACAGCACTTTGAAATTATATCAAGTTCCATTGCGAAACGGTCAAGATGCCCGAAAAGGTTCTTTATCGCCCCTTGCGTGGAATACCCACACCCGCAGCTATCAATGCAATCTTGCATTTGGTATGATTTGATTTGCTTATACTTCATTTTGTTCAGTTTGGAACAATGCTTGTATGCTGATTTCAAGGAACTTCTGTTTGATTCACCCAATTTCACAGCCCGCTTTTCAAGCCATAAATCATAGAGTTCTTGAAAAGTGATTTTGTCCGTTTCAATATCCCACGGATCATTGTTGTAATTGGCAAGCATTATCAACCCTTCTTCCCGTGTGGCAGCGTAACCAATGGGCTTTTGCCTTCCTGATATACCTTCCTTCACAATATAGGGCTTTCGCCTGTTCCCTGACAGCTTCGTTACTGTTCCATATCCATTCGGATTTTTCATAACTTCACCGCCTATCTTGAAAAATCAGCCGTGAAGTGATATAATATAGACAGACCGCCTAAATCACTTCATCCTGATTTATGGTCGCTTCCCCCGTTGGTGTTGCAGCACTAACGGGGGATTTTTTATTTTCAAAGTTCGATTTGAACCCCTGAATTTGTGTTCAATTCACGGAATTCTTTAACCAGCTTTGCAGCAGAAGGGGGATTGTTCTTTATATCAAAGCCAATATATTTCAATTCCCCCTGTTCCCCGGTATAGGTGATAATTAAATATTGGGTTGTGGTTTTCACTTTTTTATTTTTTGCCCTACCACCGATAATAGCACCTAATGTTCCAAACATTACACCCCCGGCGATTGCCCCACCAACGCTTGAAACCGCCTGATTTTGAATTTCAGTATCAAATTTAAGGCACATATCAGTTATTTTTTCCCGTGCCAATTTGATATTTGTTGTACCCGCCTTGAATTCGATCCTATCTGGGTATGAAAACACTTCACACAGAAGGTTTTCGGCAAGAGGCAACCCGTTTACATGGTGAAACGCCGTATAAACAGTGATCCCGCTTGAATTCTGTTTCTTCTTACCGAACATAGCAAAATTCCTTTCTATTTTTGAAATTAACTTTTCATAAGTCAACAAGTCAAGTTCAACTTGCTTCTTTATTTCTTTTTAATTTTCTGAATCAATGCCGTTTTGCGTTGAAAATTTCAAAGGTTTTAGAATAACACTTTGAACTTGACTTATCTTGAATTTCCCTGAATTTACAAGGGTTTTCAAGTTGACTTATGAAGTTGACTTAACTTGAATTTCATCTTGACTTGAAATCCACAAAGATTATATTGCCTTCCCGCCTGATGATTCTTTTTGAATGGAATATTTAGGATCGGTAAGCAGAGTATCAATGATACCCTTAATGTTTCCCCGGACTTCTGCCCGGTCAATTTCATCCAAAGTAGAATAGCTGAAAAGTAATTCGGTTATTTTGCTTCGTTCCTTTTCATTTAGTTCAAGGAACTTTGAAAAAGCGTGTAAAGCGTCTGTTCCATACACTTCTTCAATACACTTGGCAAGTTCAACTTCTGAACATATTTGTTCAAGGTTCGCTTCGCTATCCAGCTTTTTCCATTCTTCTTCCTTGCTGAACCAGCCTGTTACTTCTTCTATGGGTAACTGTAAAACATTGGAAAGTTTTGTTATTCGATCTGCTCTTATACTTTCAATGTTGCCGCTTTCCCACCTTTGAACAGTAGCTTCCGCAACACCCACAGCAGCGGCAACTTCCTTCAAGGTTAAGCGTAAATATTTCCGCCTTTCCTTGATTTTTGTACCCTTGTTCACGGGATCACCCCCTTTCTATGATATTATACTACACTTCCCGCAAGTTTTCAATACGCCAACGAAAGAAAATAAAAAATTTTTCAAAAAACTTTTGTAAAGGTATTGACAAACCCGAAACAGGGTGCTATACTATATACAGAACTTACGGAAACGAAAGTTTTCAAGCCGCTGCAACGGCAAGCATAGAAAGGATGAAGTGATTATGAAGTTTACTTTTGAAGAATGGAAATTCATTCAGCATTGCATTGAATGTGCCGGGAGAGAATTTGAAAAGATGATGCTTGACAGCACACCTTCCGACAAAGAAACAAGCTGCTATCAGATTTTCAAGCGGCAGACGGAAAAAGCAAATGCCCTTGTGGAGAAAATCAAGGGTTCTGAAATTTAAGAAAGGCGGCAGCACAGATGAAAGAAACAAGTTTGAAGCCCGTAATTGAAAAACTTGAAAGTTTATTTTCAAAGTTCAACGAAAAGTTCTATAACAATGAACTTCAAACCCCCGTTATCACGGTAAGCCCGGACACAACAAAGGGTGCTTATGGGTGGTGTACCGCTTGGAAGGCGTGGACGGTTGGCGAACAGAAGAAGGTTGCAGACCTTTCCACGCTGACAAAAGAGGATTTGGAAGCTATGAAGAAAGATGATGGCTTCTATGAAATCAATATTTGTGCTGAACACCTTGTAAGACCTTTTGAACAGGTTGCGGAAACCCTCTTACATGAAATGGTTCACCTTTACAATCTGCAAATTGGGGTTCAGGACACAAGCAGGGGCGGCACATACCACAATAAGAAATACAAGGAAGCCGCTGAAAAGCACGGCTTGACCGTTGAAAAGGATGCAAAATACGGGTGGACTAAAACAAGCCTGAATGATGAAGCGAAAGCCTTTGTTGACGGTATGCAGGATAAGAAGTTTGAACTTCACAGAAAGAGCCTTCCGAAAATCCCCGGTGCGGCGAAAACCAAACAATCAAGCCGGAAATATGTTTGCCCTATGTGCGGCTGCATTATCCGGGCAACAAAGGAAGTTCATGTTATTTGCGGTGATTGCAATGTAGAGTTCGAGGAAGAAGCCTAAACAGCTTCTTCCCCGGAAAGGGGAATAACAATGGTATATGAAATCTTTGAAGGAAACTTTGAACGCCTTGAAAAAAAGCTAAACCGCATTGGAAACAAATGCAAGAAATACGGTTGTGATTTTTGCTTTTCGGTGATCGGTGAAACTTTCCGTGAAGTGATTGACGAAAGCACAAAAGAAAAGCACATTGCCCGCTTCATTACCGTTGAAGTAAGTGGAACGGCAAAGGTTAATGATTGGGAATTTGTTGCGGAATTGGAACACACTGAAAACGGCAATATTATCCGGGGAACAGGGATTTATGAAATTCCCGAAAGATACTATACTGGAAAGCCTGTTTGCGAACATTGCAAAAGCAACCGTTTTCGTAAAAATACCTATATTGTGAGAAACAGCACAACAGGAGAATTCAAACAGGTTGGTAAAAGTTGCCTGATGGATTTTACAAACGGGTTAAGTGCAGAAGCGGTTGCTTCATATATCGCTTTCTTTGAAGAAGTAATTCGTGGCGAACAGGTTTTACCCGGTGGCAGCTTTGAACGATATGTTGAGATTACAGAATTTCTTCAATATGTTACTGAAACCGTAAATAAGTTCGGGTATGTGAAAAAAGCTGATGCTGATTATGGCAATGAATCAACTTGCAGTAGGGCAATTTCTTATATGATGGTTTGCAAAGGTCAAACCCGCTGGATGCCGAAACAGGAAATTGAAAGACGGTATGCAGAAATGGAAAAGGTTGCTTTTGATGCTAATTCTGATACCGTGAAGAAACAGGTTCAAGAAGCCCTTGAATGGCTGAAACAGCAGGACGAAAGCAATAATTACTTCCATAATTTGAAAGTTGCTTGCTATTCTGAATATACCAGCATGAGAAACACCGGAATAATTGCTTCTTTAATACCCGCCCATTTCAAAGCCCTTGAAACCGAAAAGGAACGGGCTGAACGGGAAGCCCGGAAACAAAAGGAAGCAAGTTCTTCTAAATATGTTGGTGAAATCGGAAAGCGGATCAGTTTTCAACCCACAGCAATTCAGTGTTTGACTTCGTGGGAAACAATGTACGGAACAACATTTCTTTATAAAATTATAGACACTTTCGGAAATGTGTTCACTTGGAAAACGAGTTCTTCTATTAGTGAAAATATTTCCAGCATTACGGGAACAGTCAAAAATCATTCCGTATATAACGGAGTGAAACAAACTGAACTTACAAGATGCAGGGTTGCCGCTTAAAAACGGCAACCCACATAGAAAGGACGATGAACATGAAATACAGATATTTCAGTACACAACGCCCGGTTGCACCGGGAACATTCCCTAAAAAGCCGGGATGTGAAATTTCAAATTATCCCCAAAAGATTTATATTGACGGAACGGGTTTTTCAGCATGGGGGCATATTGATTATGATGAACCCCTGACAGATGCGGAAGTCAATCAGTACGAATTGAAACCCGCAAGATGGGAATTCAGCGTTAGATTCAACCCGGACAATGAACAGATGGGAAGAATTCACAAGCTGTTTGTTGAATGGTGTAAATATGTTGCGGAAGATGGCACAAAGCCCTTTGCAGATTATACATTTGAAAAGTTCTTTGAAGTGATGATGCAATCCGGCAGCTTCCACACCATGAACCGCCACATTGAAAATATGGAGTATGAAAACGGATTGAAAAGAAAGGGGTGAAATCATGGCATACGATTATTCAAAGTTAGCCGGAAGAATTATTGAAAAATGCGGTACACGAAAAGCCTTCGGTGAAAAAATGGGGTTTTCAGAAGCTACAATTTCAAAGAAATTGCGTGGTGAAATCCCGTTCAGACAGGCAGAGATTTCAAAAAGCATTGAAATCCTTGAACTGACAACGGATGATATTTTGGAATATTTTTTTACCGAAAAACTTTCGTAAACGAAAGATAGAAAGAGAGGTGAACAGCGTTGAAGAAAGTTATTGCAGCGTGTATTGATCGGGTTTTGGAGTTCGACACGCAGAATGAAGCGGCAAAGTACCTTGAAACCTTGCGTGATAAGGGCAGCGAATTCAGGATTTTGCACCGTGAGGAAATCGGCGGCAAGTACCGGATCAGAATTCAGGAACAGTACAACAAAAGCCCCATGATTGAGGGCTAAACAAAGAAAGGATGAAGTGATTATGACATTTGCAGACAAATTGAAAAACCTTATGAAAGAACTGGATTTGACACAATCCAAACTTTCAGACCTTACCGGGATCGGTAAATCCTCTATCAGTCAATACCTTTCCGGGAAGAACGAACCTTCCAAAGACCGCAAACAGGAAATTGCCCGTGCGTTGGGGGTTCAGGATAACTACTTTGAAATGTTTGAACCCGCTGCAACGGTTCAGCATGACGGGGTTGTGAATTTGCCCGTTACCCTTGCGGCAAAGCTGATGAAGAAATCCAAAGAATGGGTTATGCAGGGCTTACGGGATGGCGTTTTCCCGTGGGGTTATGCGGTGAAGCTGACAAATTGGAGTTACTTTATTTCTTCCGTGAAGTTCACCGAATACACGGGAATTGAAGTTCCCTTGAATGAAATTGCCTGATGGCAGAAAGCGAGGATAAACAAAAATGAGTGAAACAGGAGTTGTTAAAGGGTTCAAGGTGTTCAATCCTGATTGGACTTGTAACCCAAACGGAAAACCGTTTCAGTATGCGGTTGGCGGTACTTATGAAGAAGATGTGAAACCTATGGTTTGTGATCGGGGCTTCCACTTTTGCGAAAAGGCGGCTGATTGCTTCAATTACTATCAGTTTAACCCGGAAAACAAGGTTGCGGAAGTGCTTGCATTAGGTGAAGTCGATACAGACGGAACAAAATCTTGCACCAACAAAATTCAGATCGTGCGTGAAATTCCGTGGGCTGAATTGCTTGAAATCGTGAATACGGGAAAGGGCTGCACCGGACTTTGCAACAGCGGCAACCGGAACAGCGGCA